AGTTCTAGCCCATTGAAGAACGTTGATAATGCAGTACCTAGCAATGCTGCTGTAACAGTTGTACCGAATTATAATGTCAACATCGCTTATCCGTCTCGTGCTTTGGATATCGTATGTCCTCCACTTTATAAATTACAAGTTCCTTATGCATCTGTTGCAGTAGATCCAGAAACTGGGTTGTCTCTTGCTGTTACTCAAACTGGGGACATTCTTGGATATCAAAACTTTATGCGGCTTGATGTTTTGTGCGGATTTGCATGGCATCCACAATATGCTGTTAAGTTGCTGAGCTAATTATGCAATTGACATGCTTATATCACGCAGTGCATGAAGTTCGTGTTATTGAAGATGAAGAAGAATTCACTCGCTTGCTAAAAACAGGCGAGTGGTTTGAACATCCATCGTTAAGGAGTTTAACAAATGAAAAGCAGATACGACAACAGCCCAGGAAAAGACGCAGCAATGGCCGGAACACGTCAACGCAGAATGGAATCGATACACAGCGAGAAGAACAGCTTTGTGAAGAGCCAGGAGCGAAAAGTTGAAGGCAAAGGCGGAAAAAATCCAGTGCTGGAAGCTGAAGACATGATATTTTGTTCAAAAATGATTAATGACGGTGAGCATGCGCAAATGCTAGCTCGCACATTAACCAAGGGCTTAGATAAAGATGCATTCCCTGTTAAGTAATAAATTGAGAGCCTATAACTTGATAAGCTATGGGCTCTATAGCATGGAGCGTTTATGCCGCAAAATGTCAGAACTACAAATGATGTAATTAATAATGCTCTTTATCTTTTGGGTGAGCTCGGCACGGCTGAAACGCCAGATGCTTTTATGCTTACAACTGGGTTGGATCTTATTAATGAACTATTAGATAAATTTTCATCTGATAGCATCTATATTCCTTATCTGACAACTATTGATTTTACGATGGTTGCAGGTAAAGATACCTATTCTATTTCAGACATGATACCTGGAACGGATATTGTAGCTGATAGAATTGTGGATTTAGTTTTTGCTAACTATACAATTCCTGGCATTCCGATTCAAATACTGCCACCATCAACATCTTACATTACAAATTATGTTGTTAATAGTCAGTTATTTTTAAATTCTTCGCAAGGTTTTCCCACGGGGACACCTGTTACATTAACTGTTACAGCTGGCGGCACGTTATCAGCCCCTTTGCTAATAGCCACAACATATTATGCTATTTTTGTGGATGTGAATCACATCCTTTTAGCGACGACTTTCACCAATGCAATGGCGGGAGTCTTTGTTATACTTACAAGCGATGGAGTGGGCACAGGTTCGCAAATAGTTACATCAAGCGTATCTATAATTCCAGCACAGCCATCAACTACAAGCATAGTTTATCCAACAAAAATCATTAGCAAAGCAGAGTATTTCAATGTCGTAAGGCAAGAAGGTTTGATAGCTAGACCTGGATTTGTATATTTGAATAAGCAAGCATCAGAAAGCTTTATCACTTACTATCCCGCTCCATCTCAAGCTTATCCGGCATCCATACAAGTTAAAGGAATGATAAATTCATTAACTGCCCAGGATGATTTGGGCGAGCTGCCACCTTATTATTATGGTTTTTTGAAATACGCATTGGCACGAAAGTTTTTATCTTACTATCCATCTGGCAATTGGCCGCAGCAAAGCGAAGATGAATACCAGGATTACTATAGCAATTTAAAAAATGCTAATGAAACAGATTTAACACTAAGGCCGTCAGTCGTATTGACAGCACCAGAACCATTTTATTGGCCGAACATCCTGAGTTACTAATGTGGCAAAAACTGAAGATTACGACATTGTCGGAAGTTATAATAATCAGCGCGTCACAAGCATTGATGCTGAACGTTCGGTTAATTTATTTGAATACTTAGATCCTCTTGGCAAGAAAAATAAAGTATTACTTCCAACAGCTGGAATAGTTAATACTGACACTGAATTTTTAGGATCGGTTGGCGGATTTAGAGCGCAATTTGTTTTCGATGGATTTATATTTTCTGTTGTTGGCTCTGACATTTGGAGAACTTCTTCAACTTTAGTAACAACAAAAGTAACATCATCAATTATAGCATTTACTACCACGACAGGTTACGTTGGCATTGATGCAAATGAGCATCAAATATTATTTGTGGATGGTGTGCGTGGGTTATTGTTTGATACTATTACAAATGTAATGGTTCAAATAACTGATCCAGCTTTTCCTCCAGATCCAATTGATGTAACCTTGCTGGATTTATTTTTTGTTGTCGCAAATGGCGGAACAAATGAATTCCAGCTATCTAGTTTTGGCAATGGACTAGTTTGGGGCGCGGATAATTCAGGGGTTTTATCAACTGTTACAATGGCAGTAGGTGCATCATCGATTGTTATAACGTTTACTGCTGGAACATCAATTTCAAATTATCAAATTGGAACACCAGTTTCATTTACTGGGGGTGGCTTGCCTGCAGAACTAACGGCAGGGATAATTTATTATGTTTCATCAATTGTAAATCCAACAACTATAACAGTATCAGCAACCAATGGTGGCATAGCAATTGTTTCTGTTGCAGGTGGCGCAGGAAGTATAACAAATAACGGCCAATTGCAATCAGGCCAAATAACTTCCCATCCTGGGAATATTGTTGCGTGTAGAACTTTACACAGAAAATTATTTTTATTCTCTGAATACTATACTGAAGTTTGGGAAAACGCAGGTGCAGGAACAAATTTACCATTCCGTCGAAACAATTCTTTTTTGATGGAGTTTGGGACAACAGGCCGCGGAAGCATTGCAGTTGGTTTTGATAAAATGTTTTTCTTATCACAAACTCGCGACGGGCTTGGATCTGTGATGGAAGTAATGGGAACTCAATCAGTTCCAATAAGCGGTAGAGCGCTGGATTTCCAGCTTGCGCAGTATAACGCTGATCCGCTAAAAGGCGTTGCAGATGCGCGCGGATTTATCATAAAAGAAAATGGATTAATATTTTATCGTCTAAACTTTACAGCTGCTAATCATACTTTTGTATATAATGATAGTATGTCAGATGAGCAAAATAGAAGATGGCACGAAGAAGAAATATTAAACGGCGACAGGCACCCAGCTCAAACACACGCGTATTTTAATGGATTGAATTATTTCGGTCATTATAATCAGCAAATAATGTATTTGGTAAATAGCTTTGTTAGTTCTAATGCGGGCGAATCTATACGCAGAATGAGAATTGGTAAAGCTATTTGCCCACCAGGTTATCAAAGATTGAGGATAGATAGGTTTCAAATAGATTTATTGCAGGGTCAAATTCCGGATAATGCATTTGCTATACTTGATACTGATATTCTAACAGAAGTTGGGGATATTCTTTTGACTGAGTCAGGAGATAATATTATAACTACCCAGGGCACCGCTTTGTATTCTCCGGTTTTGCCAGAAGTGTTTTTATCTATATCAAAAGACGGCGGCCAATCGTATGGATATAGAGAAAAGTCACCCATGGGCCAAGTTGGTGAAAGAACTTTTCGTACGCTCTGGCGAAAGAAAGGCACAACGGTCAGAGGACAGGCATTTGTTCCCAGGCTTGAATTTTTTAATCAAACACCTTTTGTTTTATTGGGTGCTGCTTGGGCGTATGAGATTTTGCCGGAGTAAACATGCCAAATAGTTTTGACGAGTTTCCAGTTTATGATCCTGTTATCACTAGCGGATCAAATAATATGTCGCCTATTTGGATGGATTTCATGGGTACGTTTTACATGAATCTCATCGGGTATTTAACGCAAAATGGGGTTTTTTTACCACAGCTTACAACAGCGGAAAGAAACGCAATACGAGTACCAGTCAATGGGCAGACGATATACAATACAACTATAGGATCAGCCCAATACTTTAAAGCAGGGGTTTGGACATCTTATTAATAGAGCGTAAGGACATGCAGCTATGAATAATAGATCAATGAACGGGCTTTATGCCCAAGCACCTGCGTATTCAGGCGGTGGAATGGTGCCAGCCAGTAATTTTGGAAGTAGCGGCCCAGGTAATGGTCTTTTGAATTTTATGGGCGGTGGCATAGGCGGAATGCTTAGCGGTCTGTTCGGAAATTCTGGTAAGCCTTACGATGATGCGATGGATCAGTATCAAAAGTACGGTCAGCAAGCTACTGATGCACAACAACCTTATGCTCAAGCTGGCCAAGGTGCAATTGGCGATTATCAAAAATGGTTGCAAAGCCAGCAAGATCCTTCTGGCTTTATGAATAATTTGATGGGCCAATATCAAGAATCTCCTTTTGCTAAGTACCAACAGCAACAAGGAATGCGCGCCGGTCAAAATATGGGATCAGCGTCAGGATTAAGCGGATCCAGTGCGATGCAACAACAAATGCAACAAAACTCACAAAATATTTCATCCCAAGATATGCAAAACTGGCTAGGTAACGCCCTGGGCATTAATACGCAGTACGGCCAAGGTCAGCAAAGCTTAATGCAAGGTGGGCAAGGTGCTGCTAATCAGATGAGCAATATATACAGCAATATGGGTCAAAATATGGGTGATGCAGCGTATGGTAAGCGAGCTGGTCAAAACCAAGATTGGTCAAATATCATCGGCGGTGGGTTGTCATTATTTGGTCTTTAAGGAGTTGTTATCATGGCATTGCCATTACCAAAAGTTATTTCAGACGTAGGCCCCGGCGGTGGCATAGTAACAGCTATGGGGGGCATGAATGCTTTAACTAAAAGTAATTTAGA